GCGAGCCCTCGCCGGCTGGACTACTGCCTGCTCTTCGGCGAGAAGATCGGGAACGCGGGACGGTGGCGGCACCGCGGGGCGGATGGGCGGGAGCGGTTCTGTGATGCGGCTCGGGGCAGGGGCTGGCTCAGGCACCGGGGCGCGTTGCGCTGCCAGCAACTGATCCACCATCGCCTGACTCTCGGCAAGCCGCTGGGATTCGGCTCGTTGCTGCGCGAGCGCATCCTGGAGGTATGGCTGCTGTGGACCGAGTTCAAGCGTCTCGGCATACGGCATCGGAGGGACGGGCTGAGACGGGCGGCCACGCAAGAGGTCGAGGACAACGTCTCTATCCCGAGGGATGTCCTCGGGAGCGGCTGGCTCCCGCATCATCTCAGCTATCGAGGCGAGTGGGGACTGAGGGATCTCCTGGGGCGCGGGGAGAGGCGCCCCCGCCCCCCGCATCTCCCGCGGCCTGTCTCGGAATAGGCCGCGGGCAAGCGGATCAACGGCGGGAACGAACCGACCGGACGGCGTGAACTCGCCTGCGCCTCCGAGATCTCCCATGGGGAGGTTGGCGATGGGGAAGACTTCCGGGGGGTTAAGGAATTCACCCAGCGCCTGCTCCGACATAGGCGTTGAGGGGAAGAGTGCAGCGGGTGGCTGCTGTTGCCGATTGAGATCAGCGAGGTCCTGCGCGAAGGCCAGATCTTCTGGGGGGAGTGCGGGCGAAACTGTGGGCGGAGTCGGGGCAGGCCGCGCTCCCGCTCGAGGAATCACCGTGATCTCCGGTTCGCCGGCTTCCGTTCTTCGGATGCCGATGGCATCTTCTGGGCCTGCGGGGACAGCGGGGCCAGCGCCTTGCTGTCGTTGCCGTGCCTGCTCAATGCGCGGCTGCATCTTCCTGGCGACGCGCTGTCCAAGTGTCGTCAGAAGGAAGTCGAGACCGGTCCCTACGGCAGCCCCGGTGCCTGCGGCAGGCAGAGCGCCCTCGAATGTTTCCTGCTGTGGGTTGTATACCTGCTGCTCGATGACGTTCTGGGCGATCTGTTGCCCGAGTTCGGTGCCTCCTTCGAGGGCACCCGTTCCCAGTGCCATGCCCAGCCGCTGGCCTACGGTCTTCTGGGCGAGTTCATTGGCTCCGCGCAGGAGAGGGCTAAATCGGCTGATGAGGCGTTCGGCGGGAATTATGTCGGCCAGCCCGGTCGCGCCTCCCATCATGGCCGCAAGCTGCTCCTGCTCAGGACTCACGGCCATGCCGGCCTGTCGATTCGCGGCGGCTTCGCGGACCTGCTCGGCGGCACCGGAGGAGACTCCCATGCCAAGACCGGCGGCTCGGGCAGCAGTGGACCCGAGGCCAGCCGCCCGAGCATACACTCCTGGCCCGACCAGGGTGCCAAGATTACCGACGAGTTCGCCGATATCACGGCCAGCGGTCTCTCCCTCGAATCGCTTCGTCAGTACGTTCGATAGCGGATTGTCGCGGATGGCGAGCCCAAGATCCTTCAGGAATTCGTTTCCGGTCATGCCGCCGATCCCCTCCGGGACCGCGGAGACGCCTTGAATTATGCCAGACGGGATGCCAGAAATGACATCCGCAACAAACCGCAAGGGGTTCGGAATCCCCGAGGCGGGAGGGGGGGGCGCGGGAGCAGCAGCCGCCGGATTGCGCGAGGCGAGGGTTCGCTGGATGAACTCCCGCTTTTCCTCCTCAGTGACGCCGACGGGAAAGGTTACAATTGCACCGAGTTCGCGTATGTACTGCTTGTAGGTTGGCTCCATTTATTGACCCCCACGAATAAATGGACCAAAGGCAATACCGTCATCGGGGGGCACTGCTTGACCAGGTCCGCTGAAGTATTTATTCAGGAATCTCTGTAGGCCGGTTTCGCCCCGCGCGGGTTGCGGCGCAGGGGGCTGCGCGGGAGTAGGCCTGGGCGACGGCGTAGGACGGGTAAACTGGATTGGCTTTGTCATTCCGGCTTTCTCCATGATGAATGCCGCGCTCTCGTCAAGCTGCCTGCCCCTCGCTTCGAGTTCGGCGATGCGACTCCTGATTGCCTCTTGTTGATCCGAAGGCGCTGTTAGTAGCCGCTTGGAGAGCGAGTCGATCATGGAGTTGTTCTGTCCGATAACCGAGTTAAGGAGCTTCAGTTCTTCGCCGCTCCGGTCTCCTCCCCCGCCCCCGGTCGTGCCGCCGTACTGCGCCCGCGCCTTAATCTCATCCAAATTAAAGAGATGCTGCTGGTACTTCTGCGCCGCCTCGTCCTGGCTCTTGGCCTTCTGCAGTTCAATTTGGAACCGGCGATTCTCCTTGGCGATCTCTTCGTCCTTGCGCTGTTTCTCCTGAGCCCGAACGTCCTCGTTCATCTGGTTCAGTAACGCATTCCGGCCTGCCTGAGTCGCCTGCATCGCCGACACCCTGCCGTACTGCTCGGCGCTAGCAAGTTGCCCCGCCTCGCGGAAGAGAACGTCATCGCTCTGCTGCCGCTGGGCCTCGACCGCCATACGCTGCCGGAGGAGATCGGCGGCTTCCTTGCGCGTGAAGTCGCGATTCTGGACGTATCCCTGGAGTGCAGATAGCCCGCCCTCTCCGACCGCCCCGAGAAAGTCTGGCCGGCGCGAGGCCGCCATCCCGAGGCCTAGACGCATCAACGTCTCCCCGAGGCTCTGTCGTTGGCCGCGGACCTGCTCCTCGCGCTGCTTGAGTTGTTCGCTGAGGGCGACAAGCGGAGATTCGCCCCGGATTTTGCGGATACGAGTGAGGGTCTCTGCGATATCTAGAGGTGGCCCCTGTTCTCGTTCGATATCAGCCCTCGTCATGAACGGCATCATCCCCGGATTCGTGACCAGCGGACGCCGCGGCAGGTTCTGCATCCCCGCCAACTGCGAGGCGAAGTCGGAACCCGCTGGGAGAGACTCACTCGCAAGGGTCGGTGGCATCTCCATCGGCAACCCGTTCGCCGCCCGCACCGCCCCGCCCGTTCGCATCTGCTGCGTCTGCTGCGGCTGCTGCGGCTGCTGCATCTGGGCCAGCCGCGAGGACATCTCTTGCGCGACGGTCGTCTGCTGGACGGGGTCCTGGCCCGAGGTGGCCGCCTTCCGCATCGTCTCCCGCCGCTGCATCTCGGCCAGTACGAGGAACGGAGCGATCATCGTTGGTCGTTGCTGCATTTGGACCAGTTCCTGATCCGGTAGCGTCTTGAGTCGTTCGGCCTGCTCGATGAGATTCATATTTTACCCCTGCCGCGATGCGTTGAAAGCGCCGAGTCCTGCCGTTGCCAAGCCGGCGATCTGCGAGAGCGGGTTCGTCCGGTTGAACAGAACCTGCTCCTGATTGAACGACTGCGGCATGTTGTTGACGAGGCCCGTGAGCCAGTTGAGTTGCTGATACGGGAAGTTGCGCTGGTTGATGAAGTCCTGGTAGCCGAGGTCGAGAGCCTGCTGGGTTCTGGCATCAACGCCTGCGCCAGCAGCTTGCAGCGCCTGAAGGTTCTGGAGTTCCATTGCTTGCGCCAGCCGTTGCAGGTCTGCCCGCGACTGCCCGATCTGGTTCGCGGCGAGTGCGGACTGCGTCTGCTGGCCGAGGGCGGCGAGGCGATTCCCGACGTTGCCTTGGGCGGCCTGCTGCTGCAACTGATCGGCCCGCGCCATGGCGTCGAGGAGCGCCTGGTTCTGCGCGAGCCGGGTCTGCTGGTTCGCTTGCGCTGCCGACAGCCCCGACGTGCGCCCGAGTTGCTGGGTGGCGAGGGCGGCTTGCAGGTTCGACTGGCCCGCCGTGAGGCCTGCCTGCTGGTTAGCCTGTTGGGCGGCCAGTTGCTGCTGCGCCCCGAGTTCCTGGACCCCAAGGGCAGCTGCAAGATTGCGCTCGTTCGCTTGCTGGAGCGCCTGCTGGTTCGCAAGTTGCGATTGCAGGTTGACGCCCTGGTTGGACCGAGCGGCATCGAGGAACGCCTGCTGATTCGCAAGGTTTGCCTGTTGCCCGAGTTGCGCCCGCAACTGTGCTGCGTTGAACTGCTGACCCGCTCCGAGTTCCTGGACGCCCAGCGCCGCGGCAAGGTTACGCTCGTTCGCCTGCTGCTGGGCTTGCTGATTGGCGAGACGGGCCTGCAGTGTTGCGCCCTGGTTGGACCGAGCGGCCTCCAGCATGGCCTGCTGGTTGGCGAGGTTGGCCTGTTGCCCGAGTTGCGCTCCGAGTTCCTGCGTCTGGAGCAGCGCCTGGAGATTGGCAAGACCGAAGGCTTGGGCGTTGGCTTGGTTGGCGAGTCCCGCGCCCTGCCGGTTCGCAGCGGAGAACTGAGAGGCCTGATTGATAGCCTCTTGGTTCCGCGCCTGTGCCTGCATCTGAGCGGCGCGATCCCGCTCGAACTGCTGTTGCGCGTTCTCGAAGGCGCTCTGCATCCCACTCGCGACGATGGCGTTCCGCTGATTCGCGAGGTCCCGCGCCGCGGCAGATTCAGCCACCGCCTGCCGGGAACCACCGAATGCCCCAGCCTGGATGGCGCGGGCATTGCGCGAGGCACGATCCTCCTCGAATCCACGCTGGGCCTGCTGAAGTTGCGTGTCGATGACGGCCTGCTGGTATGGGCTCATGTACGACTGCGGGTTGTTCGCGTCGATGAAGCGGCTGGGGCCACCCATCGTGCTCGCCTGATACCCCTCGCCCTGTACCTGCATGCCGGCGTTGGAGGCGTTGATATCGCGGATGGCCTGTCCGGTGACCGCCATCGGATTGATCGAGAGATCCGAGGTAGCGATTCTCTCCGGCCCCGCCATCTGGTAGCTGGTTAGCTGCGGCAGCCCGGTGATGCTCTCGCCCTGGACGGAGAGAGGGTTGATGTTGGACGCGGACGTATCGACCAACCGAGGCCCCGCCATCTGGTAGCTGGTTAGCTGTGAGGGAGAGATTCCGGTGGGCGCATTCAGCTGCGGTGCTTCAAGTTGCCCCAGCGTGATATCCCCCGCTTGAAACTGCGTCGGGTTCTGCTGGAGGTACCGCATCGTGTCCTGGAAGGTCGAGGTGATGTCGTTCCTTCCGAAGAGCGTGTCGGCGTTCTGGGCTGCCGAGAGAGCCTGATTTCCTGCCACGTCGAAGACGTCGTTCGCGATACCGAAGTTGGTGGTCGCCTGCCCGGTTGGGGTTCGACCGGCCTGAATCTGACCATACTCGTCGAAGTAGCTGGGGAGCCGCCCGAGGCCAGTCAGGCCGGCGCGGGTGAGGTCCGATACCTGCATCTGGTTCCCCGCGCCAACCTGCCCGAAGTTTCCTCCCATGCCGAGGACCCGCTGCTGTTCGTACCGCTGGTACGGATTCAAGGTGGCGAACGAGGTGTTCGTGCCAGGGGGCAGCCCTTGAACATTTGCAGTGGCGGGCTGCGCCCCGGTCTGGATTAGCTGCTCTGGGCTGGGCTGAGAAGTGGGCGTTGCGGACTGCCCGAGGGACGATAGTCGAGTGGGGCTGGACGGCACGGCTCTCGTCAGGCCCTGTGTTCCCGACTGGGCGAATGGATTGTTCGCCGGAGTGAATAGCCCCTGCTGCGTGGAGGAGGACGGCGTGCCCGTCAATAGGCTCTGCGTGCCCGGTCGGCTGAACGGATTGTTCGCCGGCGTGAAGAGGCCTTGCTGCGCCCGCACAGCGCCGCCCTTGGCGAAATTGACAGTGCCGCCGAGCATGCGGATCTCCTGCCTGAGCGCCTCGATCTCTCCGCGCCGGATCTTGTCGTCCACCAGGCCGGCGTTTAGCTGTGCCCCGCCGCCGAAGTCCAGCGTGGCCTGTGACGGAGGGCTTATTGGCCCTCCTGTATTCGTGAACATCAAGCCGCCGCCGAGCCTCGCTGCCAATTGATCGGCTACGCTGCGGTCAGCGTACTGGGTTGGATTGTATCCAGCGGCCTGCGCTGCGGCCGCCCCGGCGAAGTTCTCTGGCTGGTTGCGAGTGAACATCATGTCGCGGAAGCTCTGGTTGGCTGCGGTCGCGCCACCGAAACTAGGCTGAGGCTGCGGCTGAGGCTGCGGTTGAGGCTGGGGCTGCGGTTGAGGCTGGGGCTGCGGCTGAGGCTGTGGCGGGGGCTGCATCGCCGGGTTCGGGTTCGTGACGACAAGCGGAGGACCGCTCGGCGGGGTCGTAATCACCCCACCCACCGAGGTCGGGGGAGGCGTTACCGAGGGAGGAGTCGGGGGAGGAGGAGCCTGCGTTCCGGTGCCAATGCGAACGGGAACCCGCGCAGGGGGCGAGACAGGAAGTGCCGGATACATCCCGCCGATGGGAGACCCGCCAGCGCCGAGATTCACGTCAGAGAGGAACTGTGCGATGCCGCGCTCGATGTCGCTTGCCGACTGCGAAAGGCGACCGCCATCGGCGAACCGCCCAGCCCCGCCCGCAGGCCGTCCGACCGTGTCCCTGAACGCACGCTCAAGCGCCGCCGCGGATTGCGCGAGGCGGCTTCCGCTGCCGGAGTCAAGGTCGATGACGCTATACGGCACGTCAATCGGGGCCTGGACGGTCGACGGGAGCGATGCCGGCGCCTGGACGGTATTCGCTGCAGGTGCCGCAATATTCCCCCACAGGTTTGCCGCACCGGGAAGCTGCGAGCGCCGAATGGCCTCCGGGGTAAACACCAGACCGAATGCCGCGTTTCGCAGCAGTTCAAGGTATGGCTTTACGTCCTGCGATGGCTCGTTGATTACGATCTGACTGGTCTGTTCTGGCATATTAAGCCGGCAGTGCCGCCCCCTTCTTCAATTTCTTCGGCTGTTGCGTGGTGCCGGTGCGCTGCTTGCGGACCCGGTCCATCATGGCGTAGAGTTCCCGCGATCCAGCCTCGCTGCTGCCGTCGCCTAGGCCGCTGACAACGTCGGCGGGGACGACGAACTCGCCATCGGAAAGCAGGACCTTCTGGTTACCGCCGATGGAACCCGTGATCATGTCATCCATCCCGGCGCCAGGCCCCATGATCTTGCCGCCGCCCAGCATTTTCTGGAGCGGCGCTTCCGGCGTGCCGGCGTCCTCGCTGAGGGATCGTAGCGCCTCGACGCCGTAAGTGCGGATGAACTCGTTGAACGCCTTCTGGGGGTCGTCGCTGTCGCCGCGTAGCGCGTCAAGCGCGTTTGAGAAGACGGAATCCCGCTGGTCCTCTTCGGGCTCAAGGCCGGGGATGCCAGGGATGCCGGGGATACCGGGGATACCGCCCTGGGCCAGTCGCTGCGAGAGTGCGCCTATTCCCATCGGGGCAACGCCCACGGGGGAGAACTGTTGCTGCTCGACGCCCAGGAGATTCGGGGGCGGAGCCATGCTTTCAAGATTGATGATCGGGAACCCGCGCTCGTCGGCTTCCTTTCTGCGGCGAGCATAGAGGGCATCGACGTATTTACGGGCCTCGGATGCTGGGACGTCGGAGTCTTTTTTCTTGCCGCTGGAGATCCCGCTCGTCAGGAGCCCGCCTCCTAATGTGGCGAGAAGCGGGAGGGTTGCTCCGCCCGTGAACGGTGCGGCAGCCAAAGCGCCAATTCCAGCCAATATTTTCTTGAGGCTGAATGCCTCGCGTTGCCCGGTAACTGGATTGGTCGTCATGTTCGCGCCGGTAATCTGCTCTAGGACCCTGATCTCCTCAGGATTCATATGCACGAGTTCCGTATCGCCATAACGGCCATACTGCGCGAGTGCGTCAGCGATTCGATTGATCATAAAACCCCTGTTTTTAACTGGTGACGGTCACGGTTCCCATCGTGACGACCATGGAGAAGGACGGAGCAAACGCCTCTCCTTCGCGCACGACCTTCAGGAACCCATTGGCATCGACGTAGACCTGCCCAATGTCAAGTCCATATCCAGATTCCGCGGCGTCAATGAACCGCAGGGATGCAGCGACTACGTCGCCGGGGTTGTATAGATTAATTATAAGCTGGTTGACGATCTGAAATGCCTTCGAGATGTCCTGGTCGGACCAATCCTTTGGCGGGATGTCAACCGGCTTGATTCGATAGTGACGGTTCACTGTTTACGCCCATCCTCGCGGATGTCAAAGCGCGTTGTGCCAAGGCGCCAGCCCAGATCAATCGTATTCGAGGACACGCGAAGCGCGAACTGCCTGGCCCGAACCCGGACGAAAAGTTCCTTCGGGTTAGAGGTGGAGACGAGCGCCCCGCTGAATCCGGCCGCGGAGGCGTTTTGCGGAAAATTGCGCTGCTTGATCTCGAAGACCACAGGCCCGTTGGTCGATACCCCGGTTTTACTGAAGTCGGGGGCGATCCGGCTGATGAAGGCGAACGACTCCCCGTCCAGGAGCGTGAGGTCAGACCCCTCGACATGTGAAGCGAGGGAATACGCCTGGAGATTTCCAGATAGAGTTCTCAGTATCCGATTGACTCCGATTTCATGTTGGAACAATCGGTACTGGTTTATTTCCGTCCCCCACGCGATGGGATACCCGCTGAATGAGGAGTCAAGCCACGCCGTTCTGGACATGGAGCCAATGATCCAGTAATTGTCGACGTAGTTGTATGCGACGTAGCGGTTGTTCTCTATCGAGTCTGCCGATGGGTACCACCACCACACCTCGTTGAATCGGCTATTGTGGCCGGCGCAGACCTTCGCTCGCTGGAACCAGTTGAAATCGTCAAAGACGTAGGACTGCACCGTGCAGGGGAGAGAGTTGACGCTGCCGTTGTAAAAGCGGAAGGCGTTCAGGTCCATCCAGTACAACTGATTCCGTGCCTCGATGACGGCATTCGGCCCCACGATGGAGACGTTCTGCGCGGTGGTATTCAGCCCGAACGTATACGGAGGCCCCACGAACGTCAGTGCGTTGATGCCGATGTCTGTCCAGATGACTGTTTCCTGCCGGCCTCTGGTTTGCGCGATGATCCTCGACCCAGCAGAAACCCGCAGCCCTCCAGCCGTAGTGTCGCGCCGCGGTTCCCACTCGACCAGGCTCTCCTGGTTTCCCCAGCGAATGAGAAGGGGATCGGCAGCAGCGGACCCGACTTCATTTGCGCCGAATACGAGGAGATGGCGGTCGCCTTCGGATACGGCAATTCCGGCGGAGTTGATGGTTGGGCACTGATTGCTCCCCGCGATACTGGAGAGTTCGACCGCACGCGCCCCCACGCCAACCGACGCATCCCAGTAGTAGATCTTCCCGCCGATTATGGCGGCGACAAGGTCTTCGCCGAAGTTGTCAATCGACCAGATGCGAATGCCGGATTCCAGGCCACTCCGGGGAGTGCCCCATGTTCCCTGCCCCCATGTTCCGACACCCCAGCCGCCGGAGACGAAAGCGTTACTCGCCGAACCGATAGGTATCTCATACGTTGCAACTACCGCTGATCCTCCCCCACTGGTACTGATAAAGGGAACGCTAGTCGCCATGGGAATTCTGTAGCTATCGGCATCAATGACCTCGATCTGGAATTCCTTGTTGATATCGACAGCGGAGAAGCCGCCAACTGCGGTGGCCCCGGAGATTATAACGGAATCCCCGGTGACCCTTCCGTGCCCGATGTGTTCAACGCGCAGGGAGTTCGAGGTGGGTGGCCCTACTCCTGGTGCCTGGATCATCTTGAGCGGATTAGGCAGCAGTGTTATTGGAGGCCCTACCGGGGTGATGTTGGAAACCGTGGTCTGATTCAGCAGTAACAGCTTCTTGTCTGTCCCGATTGCGGTGAACTGCTGACCGGCAAGGGTTGTCCACTGATGCAGGCATCGACAGACGCCGTAGGTTGTTTCCAGCGCATTCGTGGTTGACCCGCCGTTGAGAAGTTCGACCCACCCCCCAATCGACTCCGGCATGCCCATGCGAAAGCGAACATTGTCGCAGTCATACCAGCCGCCCTCGTTCGAGAAGTTGGTCACGTCCCGAACGATTCCTGGGCGAAGCTGGATCTTCTTAAAGGGCATTATTTTTTCGAGGTTACGCTTTGCGTCTTGGGGTCGTATTGGCAGGCAGCGATCTCAAGGCCGGCGCGTTTGCACACAGCCTCGAAGATGGCCTGGATGGACTTCTGGAGTTCTGCCTCTTGCGTCCGCATCATCTGCGAGCGTAGAGCGATGTTCTCCAGCTTCACGCTGGCGAGTTCGATCTCAAGCTGTTCTTGCTTCGAGAGCTTCTCTTCAGCAACAAGCGGCAGGGCGATAACAAGAAAGAGTAGAGTTTTCATTTTGCGGATCGGTAGTTAACATCAACGAACGTATTGTTTCGGTCTCTGGACACCTCGAAGTCCAGCCACCAGCCGCCTATCGGCCTAGCCGAGCGGCCCCTCTCTGTATGATACCCAGACCCTCCCATTTCTTCGCGCTTGTACGTCCCGGCGCGGAGGAACAGCTGGGGTTGCTGCACAACGTGCCCCCTCCCATTGACGCCGATCATGATGCTCTCATCGCTGTTGCGCCTGTGGATGTGGCCGCTGATGTAGATATCCGCCGAGTACTGTCCTCGCGTGCGCGAGTTGTCGATCAGGCCTCGCGTGATCTCCCCGCCGCCGCCGTATCCGTGGTGGTAGTGCAACGTCCTTGAGTCGCGATGCCGGTTGCCGAGGTCAAACTTGAACCGGACAAAGCCGGTGAATGGCATATGTTCGCAAGGCCCCCCGAACGTGCGAAGATTCTGCGTCAGCCGCTCAAGCAGGTCTGTCTGGTGGTGCCTGAGAATGGAGGTCTCGTGGTTGCCGTCGCTGAGGACGGCGATGTTTTTCGCGTAGGGCAGGTACAGATCGGTGTGAAACGACACCAGCTTATCCAGGTAGTTTCCACCTCGCATCTCTGGTCGCAAGGCGGATTCACTTGCCCTCCGGTCCCACTTGCCTTCCATGGCGCAGAACGTATCGCCGAACTTGAGGATCGGGGCACCCAAGGCCACAGCCTCAGCGTGGTGCTTGCGGATCAGCGCAAGGTCGGAGTGGGCGTTATCGGCGTGTTCATCGGCGAGTAGCAACGCCGATACGATCTTCTTCTGGGAGCAGTCGAAGTCGATATCCACGCACTGTTTATCGGTGCGGGTTACCGTCCAGTTCACTTTTTTTCGTCCTGGAGTTGCGCCAGTACGTTCGTCAGTTTTTGCGGTAGGGGCAGGCCGGCCTTGCCGCAGTTTTCCATGATGGAAATCAGTTCGGTCAGGCAGAACCAGCCGGCCACATACGCCGACAGTTCAAACGGCATCGGGTGAACTGATTCAGCGATCTCCAAAGCGACAATCAGCAGGAGTGCGACTGTCTTCTTTACGAATCCCCTTCTGCTGACATCGGACGACACCGCGCCCGTGGACCACGCAACGAGAAACCCGGTTGCGAAATCGACGACCTGGAGGCCGAGCAGCCCCCACAATAACGTCGGCATCGAATAGATTGCCCCCAGAATTAGGCCAGGAATGGCCGCAATTGCCTTCTTCACGACGGCTTTACCCCGACCGCCTTTTCGATCAGAACAAAGAACTCAGCGAGGTGCGCGAGCGCCTCGACCAGGGCCTGCTCGTTCACGACCTCCTTGCCCGTTATCCGCCGGAGCAGCAGCGAAATGGCGGGAATCATCAAGGTGATATACCGCATGGCGCACGACAGCTTCTCTGGCCCCGTGCCTCCTGCCATTTCGGCATTTCGCACCCCGTTGTACACGACGTCAGCAACCGGGCGAAATGCTCCGGGGACCAGTTGCACAGCAATCGGTACGCCGTGGTTTGCGACTTTTTTTAACCAGCCCCACATCACAGCACCTCCCACGCCCGATTGAATGGCGTGATCGCGGTAAACAGGTACCGCTTCCCGTCAATGGTCACGGTCTGACCCAGCCAGGGGGTCGCATTCGAGGCGGCATAGAAGCGCCCCGGCTGCCCAGGAATCGGGCCACCGACCGGGCCGCCGATAGCGTTCTCGTCGGTGCCGTGGGACGGCCGGAGCGTCTTCGGGTCCAGCGTCGACACCGGGCGTCCAGCGGGTTTAAGGGTCATGCCCCACAGCCCCTCGAAATCGAACTGCGCCTCAACGGCTTCGGCTGGCTTTGGCGGGTTCTCTCCGCCGCCGTTAATCGCCCAGTTCTTTGCGGCCCCGAGAAACTGCTTCTCGTTCTCTGCATTGAAGTGATTCGCCATTGCATGGCCTTGGGCAATGAAACTCGCTCTAACTTCCTCTAGAAACATATCGGTCTCCTGTTATTCCTCAATTAAGTCCTGGACGCAATCCAGTCCAAAGTGATCATTGACGAAGCGCAATAGCTTCTCCACGTTGATCTTCAGCCGCTTGCCGGTCGGCGTGTGTGCCGAGTCATAAATCCATTCATTCGTAGTCTTGTCGTGCGGCGAGAGCAGCGTTGCGTTGCCCGCAGCGTCCATCACACGCATCTCGCCGGATGTCGAATAGAACGAGCAGCCATTTGCCAGCGTGCCGACTGGGGCGGTGCCGTCGAAAATATGCAGCACCTTTGATCCCGCCGTTGTCGCTCTGGCTGCGTTGCCGCCAATACACACGTTGCCGACTGAGACGATACGCATGTGCTCTGTTAACGCAGTGTCGCCGGTGTTAGCACGAGTGCTAAAAGCCAAATCTCCAACAGGCCCAGTTCCGTTTACGAGTAGTCCTTTAATGGCTGAAAATGCAAAATTACCGGAACTATTAGCTGCTGAGAAAAGAACAGAGCCACCATTCCCACCGGCAGCACCACTGTCAAACAGCATGATCGAACCACCTTTATTGCCGCTATTTGTGATAGCGGCGGTGGTTTGATTCTCTCCATTCACTTGCAATTGATAATCAGGACTCGTCGCGCCAATGCCGACGTTGCCAGATGTCGTAATCCGCGCCCGCTCGACCTGTGTTCCCGTCCGAAAAATAATCGCATCCGTAAACCCGGCCCCCGTCGTCGATTGAAGCGTGAGTGTACCCGATGCCGCGGTACCACCGTTCACGACCGGGCACACGGCACTGGTCACAATCGTCGGGGTGGTAAGCGTCGGAGAGGTCGCAAACACGTTGGCGCCGCTACCCGTTTCGTCCGTCAGCGCCGCCGCCAGGTTCGCCGATGTCGGCATCGCCAGGAACGCCGCAACACCCGCCGCCAGACCGGAAACCCCCGTCGAAACCGGCAGCCCCGTACAGTTTGTCAGAGTCCCCGAAGTCGGCGTGCCCAGAATCGGAGTAACCAGCGTCGGGGAGGTCGCCAGCACCGCCGAACCAGTCCCCGTCACGGCGCTCACTTGGGTTCCGTTGATGCGAAGAACGTTGCCCGCGCCCGCGGTATCGAGCGTCTTGTTCGTGAGCGTATCCGTTGTCGCCCTGCCCACCAGCGTATCGGTAGCAGCGGGGAGGGTGAGGGTGCCAGACGCGGCGGCGGACGGCTGGAGTGTCGTCATGCCAGAAGATGAACCGGCAAGGGATATGTTGCTGAGGGCGGTCACGCTGGCCCCGCTCCCTGCCCCATTCAGAAACACAAGGACCCACGCGCCCGGAGCGATGGTGACCGTGCTGCCACTCCCCTGGGCAAGGATCACGCTAAATCCGCCCGTCGTGGAGTTCCTCGCCCAGTAGATCTTCTTCGCCGTATCCGGGCCGATGGTGACCGTGACGTTGGTGACCGATCTGGCCCCGGTGAAATTCAGCACCCGCGCCCGCGCCGGGGCACTCGCTCCGTCCGCAATCGTCAGCGTGGCGGTCGCTGTCGAGCCAGAGACATCGATAGCCTCGATTCCGTCGAGAGAGGCGTCGATCAGGCTGAATACATCATTGGCGATTGTTCCCCATGTCGAGGGATTTTCATTGAACGCTTGGAGCGTAAGGGCGTTGTTCGAGGTATATGTACTCGGCATTATGGGTTATTCAGGACGGTTTTGATTACAAGGTACCCAGCGTTCGCGGTTGGCGGCGGGAAGGACACGGTCAAGTTGTTGACTCCGTTTCCGGTGATATCCAGTCCGAAGTCGATAACAGCGATAGCGGGGTCTCCGCCCGCAGTCTCATCGTAGAGGAGGGCGCCCCGCGCCGTGAACGTCGGCGTTGTCCAGACCGCATCGGAGAAGTCGAGGATGACGACCGGGCCATTCGTTGTGTTGGTCGTTGTCACGGTGGCGTTGACGATGACGCCTTTCGTGCTGTATCCCCCGCCAGCCGCTACCTCGCCCGCGGTAGTGTATCCGGTGGTCGCTGCGTTCAGCGTGGCCGCGTTGGTGTACAGGGCTAGCTTGATCTGATTGCTTCCGAAGTTGATCTTGCCGCCCAGCAGGTCCGTATAGAACGACGTGCAAACGTAGGAGCCGGTGAATGGCATTACTGCGTGACCTCCCTGCCGAGCGGACGATCCCGGTACTCGTCTTGTTGTAGCAGGCCCTCGGCGCTGCGCTTGAGTTCCCTCATTCCTGCCTCGTATTGCGCCTTGTACTCGGCCATCATGTCAGCCTGCCCCTTGTTGTAGATGTAGCCCTCGACCAGACACCCGTACAGAAGCACCGACGAGAAGTTAGCCGACAGCCACGTTGTCCGCGATGGGGTGGCAGCCACGGTGATCGAAGTGGGAGCGCCAACGTAATCGAGGGTGTAGGAGTAGGTGGCATCGGGGGCTGGGCCGATCAGAATCGTTGCCGGGGCATTCGCATTGGGCGAGTCTGCGATAGCGTTGAGCATCGCGTATGCCTCGGGTTGCCCGGTGATTCCAGTATAAGCTGTGCGAATATAGCTGACTGCTTTCGGCAGAAGCGGGACGGAGTTGACATAGAGGCCCAGCGGCTCGACGAACGAGCCTGGTGTAGTAATCGTGGCTGTTGCTGTCGTCCCCGCCACGCTCTGCCGCTGGTCTGGGGTGCGAACCGAGTTATAGATCCGCTCCTCAGCCAGTCTGACGATGTCCGGGATGTTGCTGACAAAGGACGCCTCCTGGTTCTCGAGGTAGTCCTGCATCAACTGGACAAGAGTGGCGTAAGTCACCCTAGCACGCCTTGCCCTTCTTCATCATGCCGCCTTTGGCGTAGCCTTTCTTCGCCGCGGCGACCTTCTTCGCAGGCTTGGGCATTGCGTTCTTCCCGGCCTCGTTCTTCATGCGACCTTTCACTGGACCACCTCCTTTTTTCTTGGGAATCGCGGTCCCTTTTTTCATCAGGCCCGCCAAGATGGGTATGATCTGCATCGCAAGACCGGCGGTAATCCCCGGAGTGCCGCCGAGTCCAGCGAGTCCGCCCATCACGGCAGACTGGAGCAGATCCTGTGTCGATTGCCGGCGCCTTCCGGTAGCAGGAGCAGCGGGGATCGCCGCGCTCTGCGACACGCCGGGGACGGGCGTATTCATCGAGACGCCGGGGATGCCGGCCAGACTCGGCGCGTTCGGGAATCGAACGCCGCCCATGATCCGAGCCGCGCTATCGGCAGCGGCGTTGGTGGGGAGCATGCCCCCAAGCTGCTTGCGGACCACTTTGCCTTGAAACTTCATGTCAACCTCGCATTTACCTGGCCCAGTGTGACTTCCGCCACTAGGTTCATAATTGGATTCCAACGGGCAAATGCGCGGGACGTTGCGAGTTCTGGCGTGTCCGGTCTTGGTTGCCAGAGGGCCTGTGGTTCTGCTCGGAAGAAGCGACCGACTTGGAGCTGTGGGTTATCCTCGTCGTCACACTGGGAGCAGACCTTGAGGCCATCCCTTTTTTGATTATATATGTGATCGCGGAGTTCGCGATACTTTATCGGTCGCCCGCAGATATCGCAGTAGGCATTCGAGTTCTTTCCGCTGGAGTATCCGCTCATCGGTAGCTCCGGTACGGAACGATTCGCAGCGGCGAGCGGTCGCGGTCCTCATCGGATGCGAGGTCCCAGTCCTGGTCGTAGCGTTCCTTCAGCGCCGGGACAAGCGCCATGGACTCCTTGCGCTTGGCAGCAAGATGGTACGCAAGGCCGGAGATCAGCGCCGGGATGAAGCGGAATGGCACGTCTGACGTATTCACCGCGCTGCCGGGGTCCTGGATACGCCGCATGCGCCAGTAGTAGAACGTATAGGTGCTGCTCTGATCCGGCACCAGCCAGAAGTAGATCGTCGGCTGCACGACGCCTCGATGGATCATGAACTGCGTGGGCCTGCCCTGCGCCAGCTTATTTGGCAGCGAGGCGTACTGGTTGAACGAGATCCGGTCGATGGAGGAGTCGCTCTGCAACGTCTGGTTCCCGGCGAAGAGGCGCAGTTCGCCACTCAGGACATCCACAGTGTCGGTCGGCAGGGTATACGAGGACACTCCAGCGGTAAGCGGCAGTGTCTCCTCGTCGAGCGTCCAGAGGTTGATGCCGCGGTTTGCCCACTCGAGCGTGAGCAGGTTGAGGCTCCGGCGGGCGGTGATGTACTCGTGGCCCGTCATCGTCTGGATGCCGGCGCGTTCGTAGGCCTCGTCGATGATCTCGGCGATGGACGGGTTGTAGCTGGTGACTCCAGATGTGGGCATCGGTTATTTCCTCTTGACTGGCTGCTTTGAGAACTGCTTCCCCTTGGCGAGATCCTCGCGCTTCTTGCGGGTGGTGGCGGCGTACTCCTTATCGGACATGGCCTCGCGCTTGCGGCGCGGCAGGTATCGCTCTCCGGTGGCCTCAGGGCCTTGCGTGGAGGGCTTGCCGCTCTTGGTGCCCCAGTCTTCCTTCGTCCACTTGCTGAGGCTCTTCTGCGCGGAGGTTTTCCCGGCGCGATATCCCCCGCCTGCGTTCTGGTACCGCTGCGCCACGAGTTGCGCCTTGCGGGCGCTCCACTGCCCCGGCTTGCCACCCTTGCTGGACGCCATGATTTCGTCCTTGATGCGTTCGCGGAGGGAGGGGTTCGTGTACGCCATGGCGACTACCTCGACTTCTTCTTCATTCGGTCGGCCTCGCTCAGGGCGATGGCGATGGCCTGCTTGGGGTTCTTGACCTTCGCGCCGGAGGAGGAATTCAGCTTGCCCGCCTTGAACTCGCGCATGACCTTGCGGACTTTCGTTTCCTTCTTCACGTCAGTATTTCCCCTTACCGCTTGGCGGTGACTTCTTTGACCCTCCGGGGCCAGCCCAGAGGACCTTGCGCGACCAGTAATTCGCCGACAGCTTGGAGTCCTTCCCCTTGATCCCCGCGCTGCGGGCGAGGTAGGACTTCCGTGCTGCGGCGCTGTAGTTGTGGCCCATGCTCGCATCGCCGAAGTGGATCAGCTTGACCTGATCGCCTTCCTTGGCGAGGACCATTTTTTTCTTCTCCGGGTTGTCCGATTTGATCGGCTTGTTGTACCCAGGGAAGGTGCGGCCACGATACTCGATGGACATCAGGGCTCCGGCGCGGGGGCGGGATTCTTCGCGGCCGCAAGAGCAGCTTCGATCTCCGCGAGGGTGGTCGGTTTGCCGCCTATGGTCAGCGCCGGGATCAGTGGAGCGATCCTCGCGGCATCGAGTTGCTTCTTCTTTGCGGCCATATCTGATTCCATCGCGGTGATCTGCGCGGCGACTTCGGGAGCATACTCCGCACGAGGCAGGATGACGCCCACGAGCAGGTTGTCCAGCAGCATCCGCATCATGAGATGCTCGGTGTTTGCTAGGCCGATGCTCTGCGCGTAGTGGTCGGCTACGCTAACGGTCGCCGAGGGGATCGAGATTTCGTAGGCGGGGAGATTCCCCCTCTGTAGGGTTAGTTTCATGTCCATTCCTCTCTAGTGCGACCTCTCTAGGATTTATCTCAGGTCGGCTAACTGCGGGTTGCCCCGGCCAACACGAGCGATGACCGGGGCTTGGTTGCGGTTAGAGTTCGACGCCGAAAAACGCGCAGAACTCAATGATGATGATGATGATCGGGTCCATACTCTTATTCTAATTCGCGTAGATTCGCCAGTTGGTGCCGTTGCTCCAGACCAGCACCGTATTGCCCCCGCCCCCGGCGACCGTGGTGCCGATGGTGGTGACGGTGGCGTCGGTTACGGTCGCAATCATGCCGGTGTTGCCGGATGCCGTGGGGAGGGTGGCGACGGTGGAGCCTACGGGACGGACGCCTTTCAGATACAGCAGCCCGTTAGAATTTGAACCACCATCCCCCACCTGCAACGTGTTCGCCGAGGCGCGGTAAAGGGAGATGTCGGGAGTGCCGCCACCAAAAGAAGCAGCGTTTGACCATCTGATATCCGCCCCACTGCCCAGCAGCACCCCGAACGGATTGGTAGAGCCGCCAACGGCCCCAATTGCTACGGCCGTACCGCCGAAAATAGAGCCGTTCGAGCGAACTCCAGAGGTACCGTTCGATAAAGTAACGAACTGGGTTAGGTCCGTCGTACTCTGCCCCGCCCCGGCGCGGACGAT